GGCCTGGAGGAGATCGACGCAGCCGTTGCCGCAGAGATGGCGGCGGAGGCCGAGATCGCCCGCCTGGAGCGAGAAGCCGAGAGGAGGCGCCGTGCTGCCCTGGTCGTTGGAGTCGAGTTCGGCAGCGAGGGGCGAGACCCGTTCGCCCAGCCTGACCGGAAGTACGCCAAGCGGCAGGTCTGGCGGATGCCCTTCGGGAAGTTCAAGGGCCAACCCCTGGACTCGAACGTCATTCCCACCAGCTACCTGGAGTGGGTGCTCCGTGAGGCCAAGCTCTCGCCCATGTGGCGGCAGGCGGTGGAGTCGGCGGTGGGGCGCCGGAACAACGAGAAGAGGTTCGCCTGACATGGACGTCAAGCTCGCGTGGCACGAGGTCGTTATGGCCTCGGAAATAGGCCGTTATCGCCAGCTCGCGTCCATCAGGCGGGGGCTCGTCGACAAGCATGGATTCACCGGGGACGGCTGGTCCGAGCATGTCGAGGGGGCTTGCGGCGAGATGGTCGTCGCCAAGCACCTGGGCGTGTATTGGGACGGCGGCATCAACACGTTCAAGCAGCCCGACCTCCCGGGCATCCAGGTGCGGACGCGGTCCAGCCACTCCTTCGACCTGATCGTCCGGCCAGACGACAGCGACACCGATCAGTTCGTCCTGGTCACCGGCCACTGCCCCTCGTACCGGATTCGAGGCTGGATCCTGGGGCGCGACGCCAAGAAACCCGAGTGGCTCAAGTCGCACGGAGGGAGGCCGCCGGCTTACTTCGTGCCAGCCAAGTCGCTGCTCCCGATGGGCTCGCTGAGCCTCCAAAAAACAGTACAGGATTACAAGTTGACATAGCGTTTACAACGCAAAAGAAGCCCTATTCAGGTAGGGGCAAGCGGTGTCTCACCAGCCGAGGCTGCGGCCGAAACGGTGAGCAACGATGGCGCCCGTTGCGGTGGCGCGGTTCGTCTTGGTGCCTGCCGGGGGTCCGACTTTACGGGCAGGGTTCTGGCGCATGCCTCATCGAGCGCAGTGACAGGGTTCAACGTGGGTAACTGCGACACCAAAACCACCCCACGGGTCATGGTCTCGTCCGGCTCCGTTCCGACAGGCCTTGACGCCGGCTTTCTGCCTTTGGGCAGGGAGTCGGTCTGTCCCCACCATTCCGACAGATGCTGAGTGAGTTCGGTTGAGTACCTGGCTAGTCGATCAAAAGAAGGGAGTGACCAGTGAAAGTTTCCTACAAGACTGCTGATGGAAGGCTGACCGTGGAGGTCGAGGGCAAGGACAACAAGGACGTCTTCGCCCAGTTGGCCGTTTTCCAGGAGATCTACGAGACCCGCCGGTGCGGGGCCTGTGACTCAGAGCGGGTGCAGTTCGTGGTCCGCGAGGTCCAGGGCAACACCTACTACGAGCTGAAGTGCCTCGACTGCGGGGCCACCCTTGCCTTTGGTCAGAAGCGGGCCGACGGGAGCCTGTTCCCCAAGCGCAAGGACAAGGAGGGCAACTGGCTGCCGAGCGGCGGATGGGTCAAGTGGCAGCCCCGCGAGCAGGAAGACAGCCCCTTCTAAGGAACTGACCGTGGCAAGGAAGCCCGCTGACAAGAAGCTCCTGGCTGAGTACGCGGAGTCTCACCATCGCTGCGCCCTGTGCTGGTTCAGGAAGTACCGGCCAGGGCGCCGCATGGAGCTGCATCACCTCGTCGGAAGGTACGGCAAGGAGCACAACGAACACCGCAACCTCATCATGCTCTGCAACATCTGTCACTGGTCCTTCCACAACCTCGTGCCACCTCCCTTCGACACCCTCAAGGCCGGCCACCTGCTGACTGCGAAGCTCGAAGAGGACGGCGAGGTCGACACGGAGTTCCTGGCGGGGCTCAGGAGAAGGAAGCACCTGGGCTACGAACCAGAGGAGATCCCGAAGCCATACCTCGACGAGAGGATCGAGAATGACCAACGGTAAACAGAAGGGAAAGAGGGGAGAGCTAGAGCTATGCCGAGTGTTGAAAGAGTTGTTCGGATGGGATGCACGGAGATCGGTTCAGTTCAACGGGAACGCCGGAGATGCGGACCTGATTGTGCCCGAGGCTCCGGGGCTGTTTGTGGAGTGCAAGCGCGTGCAGGCCTTGAACCTGGGCAAGGCCATGAAGCTGGCGATTCAGCAGGCGGGACCCAAGCTGCCTGCGATCTTTCACAGAAGGAACAACGAGGAATGGATGGTGACCGTGCGGTGCTCGGATCTGAAGGGCCTGTGTCAGATGATCGCGGGCGACTTGAGTGCTACGCCACCGGAGCCAAGCGATCCCACATCTCCGGCAGGTACGACCTCGTCCCCGTCGAAGGGATGCACCGAGTCGCAGCAGCGATGGCCCACGGGGCCGAAAGGTTTGGTCGAGATAACTGGCTGAAGGGCATGCCCATCGAGGACTGCCTGAACCATGCCATCAAGCACATCTACGAATACATATCGGGATGCCGTGAAGAGGACCACCTCGGGCATGCCGCAGCGAACCTGATGATGGCGGCTCACTTTGATCGGTTTCCGCCCGACCGGGCGGTGGTCGAGTAGCCCGTACCTCGCAGGGAGGCGAGATCGAATGGCAAAAGCAGCATCGCGCTGGGAGATCATCCCCGTCGAGAGTGGCGTCCATCGGGTCCGGTTCTCGGGTGGTCGCCACCCTGAGGCCTGGTGCCTGCTGACGGCCGACTGGCACTGGGACAACCCCAAGTCCAGGCTGGACATCATCGAGAGGGACCTCAAAAGGGCCAAGGAACTCAACGCCATGGTGTTCTCCTTTGGAGACCACTTCTGTGCGATGCAGGGGAAGTACGACAAGCGGTCCAGCAAGGACTCGCTTCGTCCAGAGCACCAGTCCGGCAGCTACCTGGACCGGCTGGTCGAGACGGCGGCCGAGTTCCTCAAGCCCTATGCCGCCAACATGGCCATGATCTCAGTGGGCAACCATGAGACCGCCATCTACGGACGGCACGAGACCTGCCTGATCTCTCGGCTCGTCGAGCGGCTGAGGATCGACGGGTCTCCTTGCAGGAAGGGTGGCTACAACGGTTGGATCCAGTTCCTGGCTTCATCGAGTGGCACCACAACGGGCCAGTCATACCGCCTGTACTACCACCACGGATCTGGCGGCGACTCGCCCGTGACCTACGGGACCATCGCCATGAGCCGGGTGAGCCAGTTCGTGGACGCCGACTGCATCGTCAGCGGCCACCTGCACACGAAGAACCTGTCGATCATGGCCCGCGAGAAGCTCAACCCATCGGGCCAGCGCAAGGTCTACGAGTCCCACCTGGTTCGCTGCTCGACCTACAAGGACGAGTACGCGCCGCTGGAAGGGTGGCATGTCGAGAAGGGTCGGGGCCCTCGCCCAACGATCAACCCGAGCTACTGGATGAGGCTCAGGCTGGGCAAGGACTCCGTGGTCAGTGCCACGTTCCACGACGAGCCACCGGAGGTGTGACATGGCCACGAACCATCACTTCTCCATCAACGGAGTGCGCTGGCTGTGGCGGTATGCCCGGCTTCGGGGCGCTGCCGATGGCTGGGCCTACGTCAAAACCCCAAAGACCCCGAACGTGAGCGAGCGCGTCATCATCGACGAGCGTCTCAAGGGGAGGCGGCGGCTGGAAGTAGAGATCCATGAGTTCCTCCATGCCGCAAACCCAACGATGGACGAGGAGCATGTAGACCAGCAGGGCAAGGACTTGTCCCGCATCCTGTGGTCTCTCGGTTACCGGCTCAAGGAGGAGGGCGAGAAGTGAATCCGCACTGCATGCAGACCTTCACCGGCAAGGTCGTCGATCTTTCCAGGTTCAGCGAGGACGACGTCTGCGTAGAGGACATTGCCCACGCCCTGTCGCACATCGTGCGGTTCACCGGCCACGCCAAGGAGCCGTACACGGTGGCCCAGCACAGCGTCATGGTGAGCATGCTGTCTGGCGAGCATGCCCTGAGTGGTCTGCTGCACGACGCGACCGAGGCCTACCTGGGGGACGTCTCTTCTCCACTGAAGACCCTGCTCCCCGACTACCGGGAGATAGAAGAGCGCGCCCAGAAGGTCATCGCCGGGGCGTTCGGCCTGCCCTACCCGCTGCCGGCTGCGGTCAAGGTGGCGGACAAGCAGGCCCTGCTCATCGAGAAGCGCGACCTGCTCCCCGTGGACATCGACTGGGGGGTGGGCAAGGCAGAGGGGCCGGCGTCGATCACTCGGGTGCTTCCGCACGCCGAGGCCAAGCAAGAGTTCCTGGCCCTTTACCGCGAGCTGACGGGGTGAGCCATGGACGAAGACGACGGCACGGCGTTCTGGATATGGGCGACAGGCAGGAGCGAGCTGCCCTTCCCGGCTTCCACCGTGCCCATGCTGGGCGGCCCCCTGGACGGAGAGAGCGTTGTCATCACCGAGCCTGGCAGGCTGCCCGAGGAGGTGCCGTTCCCGTTCCACGGCAAGGCATACGTCTACGGCCTGAAGTCAGAGAGGGTGAACGGCTGGCTGCATCTGAAGTACGAGTACAGCGGGGCTGCCGTTGAGGTCGAGACCGAGGAGGAGCGATGAGTGGCTTGCCTGACAGCAAGATCCCCTGGTGGGACAACGAGTCGGAGGGCGTGTACTCCGACGATCCCGAGGACGGGTATCCCTACGACATGGGCACGAAGGTGCAGGAATGACTGACCGCGACCCACTGGATGCCGCTCCCGGCCCCGCCCGAGACGAGCAAGTAGCCACAGAACGCCAGCGATCAGCGGCTCGTCCGCTGCATCGCGTGGTTAGGGCTTCCTGTACGAGGAGAAGACGATGAGCAAAGAGGACGACGGCGCTCTGTGTGCTGCCCAGAACCGGCACATGGAGCATCCGCTGCGAACAGACAGAATCACGCTGGTTGTGAAGCATCGCGGACAGAAACTAACCTTCTGGCGATCCCGGCTGGCTGAAGTGTTCGACCGCTGCGAGGCGGTCTATTTAGCCAAAGGAGAGGACGAAGACGATGTTCTGACTGCGGCGTACCTTGCTGGCGTTGAGGCTGGCAAGGAGATCAACAGACTGCGGCTCACGGAAGAGGAACGGGAGGCGATAGAGAAGGCCATCGGGCGAGAACTGGACGCTGAGTGGTACGGCGGGCCTGAGCCCGTCAGAGTGGTGGCGCTTCGCGGGCTTCTGGAACGATTGAAGTGAGCGGCTGGCTCATCATCTTGACGGGCGCGATATACGCCTACATAGCGGGCGAGCAGTTCGCTCGCGGGAACACAGGGATGGGAATTGCCTACGCCGGCTACGCCTTCAGCAACGTGGGCCTTTACATGATGGCAAGCAGGTAGGAGACCAGATGCAGACGATTGAGGACGCCGCCGTGGCCGGAGCATGGAAGTCGCTGTGCGCCGGCGTCATGCTTCACGCCGTCGAAAGACTAAGCGCCGAGACAAAGCTCCATAGGCCAGGCAGCACATACAAGACGAGAGGCGATAGCGGCTTGTACAAGGAGAAGCTGCACCAGAAAACCTATGCCAAACAATGGATAGAGGGAGGCATAGGCAGCATTACATTCGAGGACTGCTGCGAGAGCCTGGGGGTCGACCCTGGTAGGGTACGATCCCGTATCGTGGAGTATTGCCACGAGAGGCGCAGGAGGCCTGCCGAACAGTTCGACGCGCGCTACTAGCCGTGTTAGCTTCTGCCAATGAAACGGAGTCGCGGTCGGCCAAGGAAGCGGCCAGAGAAGCGTGCGCCCTCCCCCTGCGTGGACTGCGGCGGGGCCGGGGAGTACGGCGTCGATACGTTCGGGATCGCATCAGAAGAGTGGCGCTGCCGGTCCTGCCATGAGCAGGCCTGTCGGCGGGTAGTCAGGGAAGACTACTTCACCCGGTACGGATACGGACGCCGTTGAGATGCTACCCCTGACCCCCGAGCAGCAGGCGCTGGCGGAGGAGGCCTCCAAGCTGGTGCCCGTTTGCATCAGCGTTTTCCTGAGGAAGCTGCCCTGCCTGCGGGCGGTGGCCCAGTGCTGCGACCTGGAGTCAGCCGCCTACGTCGCCTGCTGCAAGGCAGCCAGGACCTACGACCCCAGCCGGGGCGTCGGGATCTCCGCCTACTTCTCAGTGGCCATTCGGAACGCCATGCTCCGGGAGGTCCAGAAGGAGATGAAGTCCCAGTCCCACTCCATAAAGAGGATTCCCTTAGACGAGATATACAACCGGGCTCCCCCCAAAAAACCCAAGGCCGAGACTGCCATGCCGGCCATGCTGAACCTGACGGACGAGGAGCGGGCCTGGATCGAGAGCTGGGTCTTCGAGGGCACCAGCTTCCGGGCCTTCGGGAGGGAGACCGGCTGCGACCCGAGGACAGCTAAGAAGCGACTGAAGTCACACCTTGACCGTCTTCGGGGCTTTCTTGACGAGCAGCCCTAGCGGCAGCCATCCCCTCGACCCGCTCTCGCATGCCCCGCTTACCCCGGGACAGCTTGCCGGCGTCATCAAGGGACTTGAGGAAGTCCCTGTGGGCCATGCGGTCATAGGTCTTGGGGTACCCAATCGCCCGCGCGTGCATGGCATAGATCAGCCAGTCCCTGGCGTAGTGGCTCCCGTTGTACCGCTTGACCCCACGGAAGAAGAGTTCGTTGCTGAGGTCCTCCATGGACTTGCCGGCCTTCCACCGAAGGTAGACGTCCTCCAGGAGTTCCCGCTCGTTCTGGTCCACCACGACCTGCCTAGTTTTCTTGGATCCGTAGGATCTGTAGCCTGCTGGGGTGGACCCGTTGATCGGCTGGCCCAGGGCCCGCTTGGCAGCCATTGCCTCCCGGGTTCTAGTACTGACCCACGACCGCTCCAGTTCGCCTAGCAGCATCAGGAGCTTGCAGACGAAGTCGCCGAGGGCACTGCTGGTATCCAGCCCAATGTCCAGGGAGTGGACGGCGATGCCCTTCTTCTTGAGCAGGTCCAGGGTGTTGGCCCCGTCCCGCACCGAGCGGAAGGCCCGGTCCATCTTGCTCCAGACGATGGCATCCCCGGGCTGGGCCACGACCCACAACTGCCGGCCCTTCTCCCGCTCCGTGAAGGGTGTCCCGCCGGACGTCGCCTTGTCCTCGTAGAACCCACCCCATTCGTACCCCTCGTCCTTGAGCTTGGCCTCGTAGTGCTTCTCGATGGCCCGCCTCTGAACCTCGAACGTCAGATCCTGCTTGCCGGTACTCGCCCGGCAGTAGCCGTAGGCCTTCTTCATGCGCACACCCCCAGAACTTTCGCTATCTGGTACTCGGACAGTTCGGTCTTGACGGCCCGCCTGTTCTGCTCAGCAAAATCCTCGCAGCCAATGGAGTAGAAGTCGTCGATCATCCAGACCTTGCAGTAAATGACCGCTCCCAGAGACGGACAGCAGTAGGTCCGGTAGTGAATGGTGCGCTCCATCGTCCGGTTATGCAGTGAGCCGGGTCCGGGACCAGTGAATGAGGCTCTGCCGAAGTCCGAGCAGTCTC